ATGCGTGTTGAGATCTGTATCGCTAAAGAAAAAATCACTAAAATGCCAAACGGTGCTGTGGATGCGTTAAAGGAAGAATTAACCCGACGCATCAGTAAACGTTATGACGATGTAGAGGTGATCGTAAAAGCCACCAGCAACGATGGCCTTTCTGTTACACGCACCGCAGATAAGGATTCTGCAAAAACATTTGTTCAGGAGACTCTGAAAGATACCTGGGAGTCTGCTGACGAGTGGTTTGTTCACTAATAAACACGTAAAATCGGTAACGGCTGGAAATCATTCAATACTCGCACTATCGAAAGTTTACCAGCCAACCGCAGCACGTCCTGCATACGTCGTGTCTGCGGTTTTTCTTTTTCGCTTACATTGTGTCTGGTTCTTCCGGCCACTCAATATCAGGTGCAGTTGATGTATCAACACGGTTCAGCAACACCCGATACTTCTTCCAGGCTTCCAGCAACGAGTTTTCTTCCTCCGTTGCGATCTCCAGATCTACAGCATCCTGAAGTGGCGCAATATGCTCACTGAATCCCTGGATGTAGAACTGTGTGGTGACGGTCTTCCAGCCATTCGGCTCCTGCTGTATCGAAGCATACCAGGCTATTTCAATATCGCTATGCTGCGGCAGCATTTAACCCCTTGTAATTCATCGCCATAATTGATTTAATTCACAAATAAAACTATAATATGGTGAAATTAATGAAAAAAAACACAGATGATGGGGCTAAAATTTACACACCACTTACCCTAAAGCTTTATGACTGGTGGGTTTTGGGAGTATCAAATCGGCTTGCATGGGGATGTCCTACAAAGGAACACCTTCTTCCACACTTTCTGGAACATTTAGGTAACAACCATCTGGATATTGGTGTTGGAACTGGGTTTTACCTTACTCACGTACCTGAGAGTAGTCTGATATCTTTAATGGATTTGAACGAAGCTAGCCTGAACGCGGCATCTACAAGGGCTGGGGAATCAAAAATTAAACATAAAATTAGCCATGATGTTTTTGAACCTTATCCCGCGGCGTTACATGGTCAATTTGATTCCATTTCTATGTTTTACCTTCTTCACTGCCTGCCTGGAAATATATCTACAAAAAGCTGTGTAATACGCAATGCGGCGCAGGCCTTAACTGATGATGGAACTCTATACGGAGCCACAATTCTTGGCGATGGAGTTGTGCACAATAGCTTCGGTCAAAAACTGATGCGCATTTACAATCAGAAAGGCATCTTTTCAAACACAAAAGATTCCGAAGAAGGCTTAACACATATACTCTCAGAGCATTTCGAGAATGTTAAAACCAAGGTTCAAGGTACTGTAGTAATGTTTTCCGCTTCAGGGAAAAAATAGCATCCAACCGCAGCACGTTCTTGCTTAAGACGTGCTACGGTTTCCTTTACGATTTGGGGTTGCGACTTTACCTCTATTGATAATGCATTCCGGCAGAACGTTCAAATATGAACGTACGATATTTAACTAACCGAAAAACAAAATATAGCACAGGCGAGACATTTACCATCTAAGAAAATAGTATCGTTTTTTTACAGTTAAATCAACATCTCTTCCTTAAAATGAAAACAATAAATTTCAATCCTGAAACATTTTATTTCAGCTTATTATTTCCCAGTATCACATTTTATCAGGATATCCTTCTGCGAGGTTATTATGCTTCCTGTAAATAATCCCCCCCTATCCACTGGAAACGTCTCTTTTTACAGAACTACATCAATCGACAATGTTCACAATAATTATCTCTCCGAATGGGTTGAATGGACTAAAAACAGCATTTCCGGAGAAAACAGGGAAACTGCTTTTACCCGGCTCCAATTATGTCTGGAGAACAGTGAAACATCGTTGGACTTATCTTGTTTAGGTCTCAGATCTCTACCACGATTGCCTGACAATCTTGATGAAATTAATGTAAGCAATAACCAACTATCAATGCTCCCCGAGCTACCAAGGGCATTGAAAGAGCTGAATGCAAGCAGTAATCAATTATCTGCACTTCCTGAATTACCAGTGTCGCTGGAATATATAAATGTGAGTGATAACCATTTGTTCGCACTTCCTGAATTACCTGCGTCACTAGAATATATTAATGTAAGTGACAATCACCTGTCTGTACTTCCGAGGTTACCAATGTCATTGGAATTACTTGATGCAGCCAGAAATGCTTTGGAAGTAATACCAGATTTTCCAGAAAGAGATGATCATATTATAAGAATATTCTGGCTTAATCAGAACCGGATCACGGCAATTCCGGAAAGCATACTTGGCCTCAGTTCTGATAGCGTTGTCAATCTTAGAGAAAATCAACTATCTCCCAGAATAATGCAAACTTTGTTACAACAAACCGCCCAACCGGACTACCACGGCCCGCAGATTTACTTCTCCATGAGTGACGGACAACAGAATACACTCCATCGCCCCCTGGCTGATGCCGTGACAGCATGGTTCCCGGAAAACAAACAATCTGATGTATCACAGATATGGCATGCTTTTGAACATGAAGAGCACGCCAACACCTTTTCCGCGTTCCTTGACCGCCTTTCCGATACCGTCTCTGCACGCAATACCTCCGGATTCCGTGAACAGGTCGCTGCATGGCTGGAAAAACTCAGTGCCTCTGCGGAGCTTCGACAGCAGTCTTTCGCTGTTGCTGCTGATGCCACTGAGAGCTGTGAGGACCGTGTCGCGCTCACATGGAACAATCTCCGGAAAACCCTCCTGGTCCATCAGGCATCAGAAGGCCTTTTCGATAATGATACCGGCGCTCTGCTCTCCCTGGGCAGGGAAATGTTCCGCCTCGAAATTCTGGAGGATATTGCCCGGGATAAAGTCAGAACTCTCCATTTTGTGGATGAGATAGAAGTCTACCTGGCCTTCCAGACCATGCTCGCAGAGAAACTTCAGCTCTCTACTGCCGTGAAGGAAATGCGTTTCTATGGCGTGTCGGGAGTGACAGCAAATGACCTCCGCACTGCCGAAGCCATGGTCAGAAGCCGTGAAGAGAATGAATTTACGGACTGGTTCTCCCTCTGGGGACCATGGCATGCTGTACTGAAGCGTACGGAAGCTGACCGCTGGGCGCTGGCAGAAGAGCAGAAATATGAGATGCTGGAGAATGAGTACCCTCAGAGGGTGGCTGACCGGCTGAAAGCATCAGGTCTGAGCGGTGATGCGGATGCGGAGAGGGAAGCCGGTGCACAGGTGATGCGAGAGACTGAACAGCAGATTTACCGTCAGCTGACTGACGAGGTACTGGCCCTGCGATTGTCTGAAAACGACTCACAACTGCACCATTCATAATCACATCGCATAAACCACAGACCGGACTGACTCCGGAAAAACGGAGGCCCGCCCCCGGGCCTCCCCTGATTCATCCGTTTCCCTGTTCAGCCTGACAGCACGCCCCGGCTACCGGATGACAGACTCCGCTTCGGTAAGCAAAGCGGTCTTCTGTGATTCCGCCAGTTGCGGCTTATTCATTACTCAACGTCAAACGCCCGAATTGAAGCCAAATCATCCAGACCGCTCAGCTCCTCTTTCATTTCACGCTGACGGCGATAAATCTCATCGTTGCGATCGACCTGCGCCTGCACCATTGCTGCCGCCAGTTCTTCCAGTTCCGGCATCGACAGTTTCACCTGCTGATTATCGGCATCGCTCCACACCATATGTGTTTGTGCTGTGACAGATTTTGCCAGCATGACTACCGGGGACAGGCGGCCCAGTGAGTCGGGGCCAGCATTCCAGATACGACCGTTCCATTCAAACGTGAACGGCTTCGCCTCCTGTTCTGTGCGCCATGCTTCAATTCCCTGACGTCTGGCCTCTCTGGCCGCTTCCAGCATTTCTGGTGTCACAGTGAATGGGGCTATCTCACCCCATTTGCCGCTTTGCAGTTCCTGCCAGATTTGCTGACCCGTCGAAGCGACATCATCAGCGGTGGCTGTGTAGGGGACTGCCTGGTCCCTGTCGTCAAAAAAACGTCACAGTCTACTGCGCCACTTTCGGTATAACGGGGATTAATGATTTTTTTAATTTCCACGGTGCATTCCTCACGATGTGCGAATAAAAAGCCCGGGCATTGCGCCAGAGACATGAGCATCCGGCACCCCGGACAGGGCGCAATATGACCCCGGTAATGAATGCTCTGAACATCCCGTAATGAAAAATTGTGGGGATGCTATATACGTTCCGGTGGGAGTACTGGGCACTGAAATCCCCACCGGTCCCAGTCGTGAGCCTCTGTATGACTGCCCCCTGACAAGTCTGATGACTTTATCACCGTCAGCTTCTCCCTGGTACGCAGCAATAATCAGCCCGCCAATGTCAGGGTCTCCCCATCTGTTGCGGACAGAGCTCGCCACGATTCTGTAAATAATATCTTCTGTGGTTATATTTATTTTCACCCAGCCAGTCAGTCTGGATATGGGCCAATAGCAGTAGCGGGTGTGATAAATGGGGCCGTTAATGCCGTAAAAAGTAAGGGATTTGGCTCTGTACCGCGGTTCTGTTGTCTCAGGGCGTGCATCAGTCCACCGGATGCTGAGCACCCCTTCAAACCGTGTGTCGGGTATGATGATGCCGTAGGGGCCAGCAACGGAATATTCACCTGGCAGCGCATTCCTTACCCAGGCCAGGAAATCACTCTTAGTGTCAAAACGGATAACATCTTCAGGCAGAAAAGCACACCCAAAGCCGAATGCGCCGGGTATCGCCAGACGGCCTTTTGTCCGGTCGTAAATGTCGCTCTGTGCTTCCATCGTGGCCGCACTTTTCAGCCCCAGATTATCCCGGGACTTCTGTTGTGCCTTTTCGCCTGCTGCTGCGATTTCAGATAGATGGTTAGCCGTTTTCAGGGTGCCGGTCAGCGCAGCATCAATGTCATTTTTGGCCTGTTCTGCTGCGCGGGCATAACCTGCGGCTGCCTGTGCACGCTGACCGGATAAGACGGCGTTTTTCCCCGTGCTTTTCACGTCTTCCGCAGTGGCCTTTCTGTCCTCTGCAGTGGCAACTGCATCCTGTCTGGCATTCTCCGCAAAACGTTGTGCATCATCACGGGCCGTTGCGGCTGCCGCCACATCCTGCGCCGTCTGCTGTGCGTTTCCGGCTGCAGCCCCGGCACTCCGCTGCGCCTGCGCCACCATTTCCTCAAAGCGCTTCATCACCTCCGGACGTAAATCACCATCCTTTGGTGCATTCAGAAACGCGTTCAGTGTCCCCGGTGCATCAGTCGGTGCCACATCAATATCCCCGACACGGGTTGGCTGCCAGCCGTTACAGTGAAGCGCAACCTCGTAATACCCCGGCTCAGCCTCAATCACATAAGCACCGTTATTGTCCGTCACGCAAGTGGCAACAACGTGTGCCACAACGGTCGGACTGGTTCTTCTGGCCCGCAGTTCAATCGCACAATTTACGACAGGTTTACCCGCCCCATCTTTCAGTACACCTGAAATCTTTACTGCCATATTCACCCCACAAAAAGCCCGCCTGAACCAGCGGGCTGTCATAACACTGTGTTACCTGGCTAATCAGAACTTATAACCGACACCCACGATGAAACCGTCAGTGCGCCAGTCGCCACTGCCGGAACCTTCATAAGCAAGGTCAATGGCCACGGATTCGGTCGGGTTAAACTGCACGCCAGCCCCCCACGCCAGAGACGTGTTGCTGTGGCGGTTGTCATCACTCCCGGTCAGCACATCGTGCGTTTTCCCCTTGTTGTCAGTTACGCGGAGATAATCCCCGGAGAAGGTCGACACACGGCTGTAAGCCACGCCCACCATCGCATACGCGCTGAACCATTCATTCACGCGCACAGACGGCCCCGCCATCACGCTGAACCAGCGGTTACGCACGGAATCCTCATGCCAGCGGGTATCGCTGTAATGCGTTTTTTGCTCATCTTCAGCGTTGGCATAGCTGAATGACGTCACCAGCCCCAGCGTGTCCGTAAACTCATAACGGTATTTCACGTTAATGCCCTTCAGGTCATCGCTGCCTGGCATATCAGTATGGGTCTGAAGATACCCGGCGCTCAGCGTGGACTGATGTTCAGACGCCCATGCAGGCGCACCGGATACGGCCAGACAGATGGCTGCGGACAAAATGACTGCACAAACTTTACGCATAATTACCTCTCGCTTTTCTGCAATAAAAAAGGCACCATTTCTGGTGCCCGTATCTGGGTTATAAAATTCAGCTGATACTGATACCTGCTGTGGATTTCTTCATCACAACAACCAGCAAATCGCTGATACTTGCTGTGGGATACCAGCCATTTACCAGCCATGCCGATACAGAAAACTCCAGCGTCATGTGACCGTGACCGGCAGGCATATCAATAACACCCGTATATATCAGCGTATTATCCAGGGTCGTTCGGTTATAAATTTCAGCACCGTTTTTCTTCACTATCAGGCGGCATGACGAATAAATATTGTTATTCTTCCGCTCATGTTTAGCACCGCGAAACGCCACCGCGGGAATAACAATTTGCCGATCAAACGGCTGATCGTCATAAACCCTGACGGTAATGGTCCCTGATGGCCACCTCTCCGGTGCCCGGGAGTCCCGTGGGAAAGGTTTGCCCACTGTTTTAACGAGATCGCCTTCAATCTGGTTCGCGGACAATTTTCCCAGAACCCGACAGTTCTTATTAATCGTGACGTTGTTGAGCGTCCCGGAGTTCGCGTTCACGTTACCGCTGATATCGGCATTTTTCGCCGTCAGCCGTCCGCCAGGTGTCAGGGAAAATGCCGGAGGATTACCGCCGCTGGTAATGGTCGGAGCCGTCAGGCGTTTCAGGAACACGTCGTTCATGAATATCTGATCGCCCTGACCAACAAACATCGGCTTTGTGTTGCCATTCGCAGGATTAATCATCGCAATCCTGTCTGCCGCCAGCAGCACCTGACTCTGCATTCCTGCTGGCGTATTCTCAATACCGGCACCGATACCCGCAATATAAAGGCGTCCTTCATCTGTTGCAGCTTCACAGCCCACATGCTGTTCAGGTTATTATTTGTATCAACCTGAACTTTCTGTATCTGCTGGATTGCAGCACTCTGATTTTCCAGTTTTTTATTGACGGTCTGCGTGATTTCATTGCTGACATTCGTAATGGACGTCCTGATTTCAGTCAGGTCCGGCGCAAGCTGACCGTTATCAATCTGCGTCCACAACTCCTTGCCGAGATGCGTTTTATTGATCAACCCTTTATAAAAACTCAGATAACCTTCCGCATCATCGCTCGCCCGACCGACGGCCTCCACAAATGCCGATTTGCCAACGGTGTTCACACTGCGAACGTAAAAATAATAATCATGGCCCGGCCTGATATTGATACTGGCGGCTATCCAGTACAGCGCCGTGCCAAGATAGCGGGCGCTGGTTTCAACCTGCCTGATATCCGCAATCCGCTTTTCCGAAAACCAGAACTCAAACTGCACCGTCGGGTCATATACAGCCAGTTTCGGGACCGCCGTTATCTGAAAATACCCCGGTATCAGTTCAATAGTGACAGGCGCTGCCGGTGCCGCAATCCGGAACGATACCGACGCCGGATCGCCCTGCTGCCCCCGGGCATTTACCTCCCGGACTGTCAGACTGTAATTCCCCAGCGCCAGCTGCCTGAAGCGGTATGTGGTTTCCGTCGTCCGGGCTGTGCTGACCAGCCGCTCACTGCCGTCGTCCGCTGCCACGGTCAGGCGAAGCAGGAAGCTCACTCCCTTCACCACCTTCGGCGTGTCCCATCGCGCCAGCACCTGATATTCCCCGCTGTCTGCGGTGACTTCGGCGGTCAGATGCTGCACCGCTGGCGGCGTGACACCATTCACCGTGCCGCGCCGGTCACCGTCAAAGTGTGCCCCGTTATCCACGATGGCCTCTTTTTCCGGCACATGCTGCACGGCGGTGATGGCATACGTGCCGTCGTCGTTCTCACGGATACTCACGCAGCGGAACAGGCGCTGGCGCAGCGTCGGCAGCTTCAGCCCCCACACGCTGTATCCGGCAACGCCGTCAGGAACCCGGCTCACTTTCACCTTCACGCCGTCGGTGACGGACTGGACCTCCACGCTGACCGGATTGCCACTTCCGTCAACCAGGCTTATCAGCGTGGTACCGGAGGACGGCAGCGTGATTTCACGGTCGAGCGTCAGCGTCCGGGTCTGGCTGTTCACCGCCAGTACGCGACCACCGGTGCTGATACCGGCATAATCATCATCGCAGATTTCAATGACATCACCCGGTACATGGCGAAGCCCTTCTGCGCCGACGCTGAAGTCCACGATCTGCGTTTCCAGCAGTTCCGTTTTAATCAGCCACAGCCCGGCGCGGTGCGCCTGTCCCCGGCTGGTACAGCCAAAGGCATCCATCTTCGTGACGTTACGACCGTAACGGAGAATGGCCTGCGTGTCCTCCACAAGCTCTGTCGCCGTCTCATGACCGTTGTCCGGATCAATCCAGTTCACCTCAACGACATTATGGCGGTCCTTCAGGGCGCTGAAGCTGTAGCGGAACGGCGCGCCATCATCCGGCATCACCACATTACTGCGGTTATAGGTCCACACTTTATCCGACGGTCGGTCCTGCACGAACGTCAGCATCTGCCCGTTCCATACCGGCATACAGCGCATCGCCGAGCAGAAATCACTGAGAACATCCCACGCCTTACGCTGTGTGGTCAGGTAAGCGTTACAGGTGATGCGCGGCTCCGTGCCGCCAAATCCGTCCGGCACTGACTGGTCGCAGTACTGGCCGATGACATACAGCGCCCATTTGTCCACATCTGCCGCACCAAGACGTTTCCCCATGCCGTAGCGCGGATGAGTGAGCATGTCCCACAGACACCAGGCCATGTTGTTGCTGTATGCTGGCTTAAGCGTTCCGTCCCAGATACCGCTGTATTGCCGCGTCTGCGGGTTATAGTTCGACGGCACCTGCAGAATGCGCCCGCGAAGATGATAATTGCGACTCACCTGCTGGTTACCGAACTGCTCTGAATCCACCTGCACGCCGACCAGCGCCGTGTTCGGGTAGCACTGTTTCACATCGATGATTTCGGTGTACGACGACCAGAGCGTTTTGTTCTGCAGCTGGTCTGTGGTGCTGTCCGGTGTCATCCTGCGCATCCGGATATTAAACGGGCGCGGCGGCAGGTTACCCACCACCACCGAGGCCAGATACTGCGAAGTGGTTTTGCCCTTAATGGTGATGTCTTTTTCCGTCACCCAGCCACCGTTACGCTGTATCTGAACCAGCAGGCGGACTTCCGACGGATTCCGGTCCCCCTTTGAGGTGGTTTCCACCAGTGCCTGCACACCGAAGGTCAGGCGCAGACGATCAATGTTTGCCGACGTGATGGTCCGGGTGATCGGCGTGTCGTATTTCACTTCCGTACCCAGCACCGTCTCGGAGCCGGAAGATTCAACCCCCTCCGGCGGTGTCTGCTCCTGCTCGCCGGCGCGGAACACTACCGTAACACCGGAAAAGTTTGTCTTCCCCTCGCTGTCCAGGACCGGCGTACCGTTCAGCAGCACGCTTTTTAATCCATCCACCGGACCGTCAACCGCCCCTTCGCTGATGGCATCAATCACACTCAGCAACTGCGTGGATTTCAGGTTGTCCTTCGCTTCGCGCGGGGTATGCCCCTTACTGCTGCCTTTACCCATTCCTCACGCTCCATAAACGACAAAACCGCCCGCAGGCGGTTTCACATAAAACATTTTGCATCAGCGACCAATCACCACAACCTGACCACCATCCCCTTCGTCTGCCGTGCTGATCTCCTGAGAAACCACACGTGACCCCACGCGCATTTCACCGTACAGAACGGGCAGAACATTGCCCTGGGCAACCATGTTATCCAGTGACGAGAAATACGTGTTCTGCTTACCGTTATCCGTTGTCTGTGTACGGGGAGTTCTGGCTTTCGGTGCCAGCATCTGTGCAACACCGCCAAGCGTCATACTGGCACCGAGAGAAAACAGCAGATTACTCGCCATAATTCCTACCCCCGGCATCCATATAGCAACCGCCATAACAGCCGCCCCCAGCACCGCCTGAAACACACCGCCACTTTTAGCTCCCACCAGACGCGGTACTATGTGGATCACTGCACCATTTGCCAGCGGCTCATTAAGACGGGCAGACAATTCGGTTTCACCTGCATCACGCCCGGCAATGCGCACCTGATACCAGCCGTCACTCAGTTTCTGACGAAACGCCGGGAGCTGTGTGGCCAGTGCCCGGATGGCTTCAGCCCCCGTTTTCACACGAAGGTCGATGCGGCGACCAAATCGTTGTAAATCCCCGTAAAGGCAGATGCGCGCCATGCCCGGTGACGCCAGAGGGAGTGTGTGCGTCGCTGCCATTTGTCGGTGTACCGCTCTCGTTTGCTCAGTTGTTCAGGAATATGGTGCAGCAGCCCGCCGTCACCGCAGTAAATGGCGGCATGATTCGGCACCGATGAACCAAAACAGCACAGCAGCACATCGCCCGGCTGCGCCTCTGTCAGTGCGACACGGTAAAAACCCGTCACCTCCATATTGTCAAGATAGAGATTCTGACCGTTACGCCACCAGTCATCCCCGCGATGAAAATCCGGCATCTCAATCCCCGCCAGATGATAAGCATCCCGGAACAGCGTGTAACAGTCCGTCACCCCGTGCTCAAAGCGCCGCCCGGTGAGATGCGGCACACAGCGGAATTTATGAATCTCACCCCGGCAGACCAGCCACCAAGGCAAATCACTCTGCACCTGCAGCCGCCGGTCAGCCTCACTCAGCCAGGGCAGACCACCGGGATGACTGTGGACCAGCGCCACAATCTCACCCAGCATTTGTGCCCGCAGCCAGTCCTCCGGAGCCATCCGGAACCGTTCCTCCGGCTCACCGGAGATATTCTCGCTGGGAAGATACCTGTCTCCCTCCGGCGTTCTCACCACGAAGCCACACGACTCCGCTGGCGCACATCGCCGGGCGTGCGCCAGAATCGCTGATTCTGTCTGTGTCATGGATTTACTGAGAAAGTTTATTGATGGAAAGGAAACCGCCGAAATTACCGGTATTGTTGCGCAACTCACACCCGCGCATACACTTGCTGCATTTGTCCTTCCGGATATCCGTCGTTGGTTTGTCGAACTCGTCAGCCACTGCCCTGCCCGTGTAACCACACTCATCAGAACGGTAAGTCCACATACAGGTATTCGCCAGCATGATACGCCCCGGGAAAACCGCGCCATCCGTCTCCGTTGGTGTGGCCAGCACAAAAGAGGCACTGACCGCGCTCAGTTCGCTGCACTGCTCGATGCGCCAGCGGCTGATCACCTCCTGTTCCGGATCGGCGTCGCTGTTTCCGTTGACGAAGTTCACCGCATCCAGAAAACGGGCGTAAACCTTACGCCTGACCACCGTTCCGCCGACCAGACTCTGCAGATCTTCCGCCATACCGGTGACCATGCCGTGCAGGTTAGAGACCGTCAGTGTCGGACGGGCAGCACAGCCCCTGCCGTTCAGTTCAAACCCCGACCCCTGAATGGGGTATGCCTGATACTGCCGCCCCTGCCAGGTGACCGGCTCACCTTTTTCGTTCTGCTCATTACAGAAAAAATAACGCTCACCACCGACCTCTGTCAGATCGATTTCCCAGAGCTCCACCCGGGCTGACTGCTCCGCACGGGTGCATTCATTCAGTGTTTCCTGCCGGATATCCTGCATCAGTTCACCACCTGTTCAAAATCGGCCGTTACAGTCACCCATAACGCCCCCACGCTTGCCGACCATTTACGACAAACCACCCTTGATCGGTTTCCAGTCATAAGGTGGCGTCCACTGAAATGCGCGGACGCCACCGTGCCGTTCCAGAAAGGCTTTTAAAGATGGGTGTTCACCTTTACGAACACGTATCGTCACGCTGTAAGTCGACAACTGGTTATTCAGTCCCGCCGCACGACGCTGTTCATAACCATCGCCCAGCTTCACTGTCACCACTTTCGGCTCTGATACCACATTCATATCCGGGCGCACTTTCCAGTGAAACGTCTCCATTACCGGTATGCTCCACTTAACCGGCCACCATCACGGGCCTGCTGTTGCATAAAGTCCGCGGCCGCTTTTTTCCCGAGGTCATAAACCACCTTCAGGGCAGCCGGACCTATCTGCCCGTTCGTGCCGTCGTTATTGATCTCAATGTTGTACTGCGGGGCAAACATCACCATGCCTGAACCACCAGTATCCGCCACAACCCCCAGCTTACCATCAGCACCGCGACGCAGTGGCAGAATGGCTTCAGGTCCCGCTTCCCCCATCACACCCGCGCCTTTTGCAAAAGCAAAAAACGTCGGACGGTTAACCACCGTGCCACTGTAGCGACTCAAATCAGCAGACTGGTAAACACCGCCATCAGCATTAGTCGTGAAGCCGAATAAAGAACCGACGCCCTTTACCGCCTGCATCATGGCCATCTGTGCCATAATTCTGGCCATATCTGACAACAGGGAAGAGGTGAAGGATTTAAAATTCAGCTTACCGGTGGTACAGAATGTCGCCAGTGCATTACCGGCACTGCTGAATGCCACTGTAAACATCTGTTCTGCCGTTCCCGCCGCATTATCCGCATCCGCCGTAAAATTCTGAAACGCCCGCATGGCACCGTTTTTCCAGTCGCCCTGCGCCACTTCCAGTTCCTGCCAGTAGCGTTTGTTTTCATTCAGTTGTCGCTTCAGGCTCCCCTTCAGCACCTCCTCAGCCCTCCGGTAGTCCTCCGTCCCGTAAGTGCCTTTCTGGCGACTGTCATTCTCAAGCTGTTGCAACTGTTGCCGGTATTCCTGCCGGATGCGCAACTGTGCCTGGTAGCGCTGCCGCTGCTTATCCCCCATACCTGCAGTGGCAATATCCAGATTGTGCTGCTCACGCAGTGCACGTTCTTTGTCTGCCAGCTGGCTGGTCAGCTGAACCGTTTTTTTCTCAGGTCGTTAAGCGCTGTCTGTTTCTGCAGCTCCTGCTGTTTCACATCCAGCAGCGTCAGCGCCTGAATCAGCTCATTCTTACGGGCCAGCACACTCTTTTCATCTGCCGTCAGCTTTTTCCCGTCCAGGTCGCTGATGCGCTGCTGCAGGGCCAGAAGCTGTTTATGCGCTTCAGTCATCCTTTCAGTGGCAATGCCTGCTGACTGTCTGGCAGCAGCAATCTGCCCTTCCACCTGTGCCTGCTGCTGACTGTACTGCAGCAATAACCGGGTGGCCTCATCATTACGGGTTGCCCGTGTATTTTTCTTAATGGCTTTTTCGTAACGTTCATTTTCACGCTGTATCGCCGCATCCCTGACAGCCTGGTCGGCGTACTGCATGGCATTAATACGCGCAATTTCCCGCTGATGTCGTGCAGCTCCCGTTTCATTCATCCGGTTCAGCGCGGCATTTTCAGCATTCCGGCGTTTTTTCTCCTGAAGATCGTTAAGACGCTGCTGATCGTACTCCACCTGTGTGGAGGCGTTTGTCCACGGATATTTTTTCGCGCGCTGAATTTTTTCCTGTAACGCATCAATCTGCGCATCCAGCGAGTCTTCACGACCAATATTCATGGCCGCATCCCAGAACTGCTTCCACCAGTCAGACAAGGTTTGCAGCGTACTACCCAGCGCATTGAGATTATTATCAATATCAGATGTGCGTTTACCGGTTTCCTCTGCCAGCGCAGACATGGCGATCCGGGCCGCATCACTGGACCGCCCCTGCTCCCCAAGGACGCGTATCTGCTCAAGCTGAGTGGCAGTCAAAAAATGCAGCGCATTGTCCAGCGCCTTCGCGGCATTTACAGGATCATCCTTCAGCCGCTTAAACTGATTTATGGTATCGCTGACCGACTGGCCAACCGATCGCTCCATCTGTGCGGCAGCTTTCGCCACCATACCAATATCGTTTCCATGAAATGCCCCACTGCCCACCACCTGTGCCAGCGCACCGGCTGCCGCATGTTGCGTGATACCATTCCCGGATATGGCCCGGCTGAGTTTCCACAACTGCCCGACAGTGACACCGGCATAATGTCCCGTCAGCGCCAGCTGACGGTTAAATTCCTCGCCCTCCTTCCGCCGTCATGCCAGGCTTTACCCAGACCCAGGACCGCCGCGACAAGTCCGCCAATAACGCCGCCAGTCATCATGCCTTTCGGCGACATCTGTGCGCCTGTCCATCCGGCACGGTTAGCCAGCGTTATCCCGGATCCCCTCAGCGCACCAAAATTGCCGCGCGCCATCTGACTGATTAACACCCCCAGCTCCCGCCGGGCTGCCGCACTTTTCAGCCCCAGCGAATGTGTGGCTTTTCCTGCCCGCTCCATTTTGCGGATATACACTTCTGCAGCACTGCTTACCCCCAGCTGAGCCGCCCTGGCGCGAAGCAACTCAGAAGACGACAGATTCTGGCGGGTTGCCTGCTCTTTAAGCTGGCGGATAAACGCCGCTTTCTGCCGGGTGGCCTGTTCCTCTGCCTGCGTCAGGGCACGGGTTTTCGCCGTGATCTCCGAAATCAGCGCCAGATAATCCTGCTGACCAACCCCGCCACTGTTTCTGGCCTGTCGGATCTGCTGCTGAATACGCTGTAATTCCTGAAGCCCCGCACCGGCCTGTTTCACACTGTCAATCTGGCGATAAAAGGCGGCAGCCGCTTTATCCTGCGCCTCCGCCAGTGCCCTGGCCTGCGCCTGTTCCTCGCGCATTTTCTGATTCAGGGCATCCACGCGCAGACGGGTTTGTTCCACCTCACGGGCCATGCGTTCATGAGCCCGTGCATTCTTCTCCACCGTCTGCGCATGGGCTGATGCTGCTGTTGCAGCCGAAGAAGCCGCCTGCATTGTCTGCCGGGCCGCCTGAGTCTGACGCTCCATAAAACGCTGCATACGGGCAGAAGACCGTTCTGCATCGCTGGCTGCACCATTCAGAAGGTTTTTGATACGGGGAATTTCATTTTTAAACTCTGCCGCATCAATCCCCAAATCAATGACCAGGTTGGCTATCTGGTCCATAACGCACACCTCCGGAAATACCTTCCCCAAGATGCATCAGTTCTTCGTCCGTTCGCTCCGGTATCCCGTTCTCTTCCGGTAAAAGGCTGAAATCAGCCACCGCAGCATCGATGCTGCCGGACACCATTCTCACGATCAATGCCTTCAGCGAGGCAAACTGCGCATCCATCCACACATCACTGAAGCTCTGCATCCGGAAATAATCGCCCCACTCACCAAGCTCAGTGGCCGACATATCCGACAGCATCCGCCGCCAGTCTGCCCGCCGGAACTCCCGGGCAAGCCGCATGACAAACTGCATTTCCCGCGTCAGGACTTTTCCGGCGTCAGCGCCTCATGATCATCATCCCCGGCATTCTCAATGGTCCCCATACCGCTCAGCGACAGAACCCTCTCCGCCCCCGTGCCCAGCGCATCATACGACCATGTTGTCATAATGGATGCGCAAAGCGTCTCAACATCCTGAGACTGCTCAGCATTCCACAGTGAGCGGGAAACCAGCCAGGCATTGATATCCATTCCCATACGCAGAAAAGCAATCTGTCGTTCAGCCTCCGGCAGTTCTCCCTCCTGTGCATCAAACTTTGCCGTTCGCTGCTGAACAAACGTCAGATATTCAATGAGGTGTACTGGCAATAGCGGACACTACCATTTGTTCTTTTTTTAAGCAGCCATCTGATGATATTTTTCCCTGAAGGCTGCCGGGGAGATATTCCCCAGACGAGAGTGACGACGCTGACGATTGTAGAAAATCTCAATGTATTCCCGTATTACTGAGATGGCTTCATCCCGGTTATTAAAACGATAGTGGCTCAGGCTCTCATTTTTCAGCGTTCCCCAGAAGCTTTCCATCGGAGCGTTGTCGTAACAGTTACCTTTACGCGACATTGATGTTTTCAGACCAAACTGCTCCTGTATGACCCGGTAATCGTATGCGCAGTACTGTGAACCTCGATCAGAGTGGTGGATTAGCCCGGCAGGTGGGCGCTGGCTCCTGAGCGCCATAAACAGGGCTTTACCTGTCAGCTCTTTTGTCATGCGCTCTCCCATGGCGTAGCCGACAATTTCACACGTATAAACATCTTTGATGCCAGCGAGGTACAACCATCCCTCCTGTGTGGCAACATACGTCAGGTCCGCCACCCAGACCTGATTTGGTGCTGTAGGAGCGAACGTCTGGTTCAGCAGATTTGGCGCAACTGGCAGATTGTGGTTCGGGTTCGTAGTCGCTCTGAACTTGCGTTTCTGCTTACAGCGTAGCCTTAGCTCCTTACGAAGACGTGCCAGTCGGTCACGACCAACGATGATGCCATTCTCTGCCAGCTCCGTCTGGAGCCGCCGGGTTCCATATGTTTCGCGAGTGCGGATATGTGCCACCTTAATCTCCAGTTTTAGCCGCTCATCATTTTGTTTTCTGTCTGAGGGTTCATGCTGTACCCAGTTGTAATAACCGCTCCTGGATACACCAAATACCTGACACATCGCTTCAATGGGAAATTGTTGTCGCCATTGTTCGATTAACGCGTATTTTTCAGCGACTCCTGTGCAAAATACGCTGTTGCTTTTTTTAATATATCTCGCTCAAGGCGAGCTTCATTTAACGCCTTACGCAGTTGCAGAATTTCAGATTCCAGTTCAGCCACCGTGCGGGAACCAGGAGTACCGAGCCCTTTTCTGGCGGCGGTAACCCATTGTCCTAAAGTGCCTTCAGGAAGGGATAATCGGGAAGCGCCTTCACTGATCGAAAGTTGATTTTCAAGAACCGTTCTGACAGCTTCGGCTTTGAACTCTTTAGAGTAACGTTGGGTTTTTCTGCTCATTATTAGCTCCTTCTGATGCCATTCTATTTCAGGAAGGAGTGTCCGTTAAACTCAGGCTACCTCAATATGGTACCCGCGCTTCGGGAACTGATGCAGGCGAAGCATCGCGCACAGAAAGCAGTAGATGAGCTGGTGGACTGTGTGGCAGAGCTGGAAACCAGAGTCGGAAAGTTTGAAAAACTGGTGCAGGAGGTGCTGCGCTGATGCGCCATGAGTTTATTTTACCTTATCCGCCGACGGTGAATACTTACTGGCGACGTCGTGGCAGCACATATTTTGTATCAAAAGCCGGTGAGCGTTATCGTCGGGATGTGGCGCTTATTGTCCGTCAGCAGTGACTGAAATTAAGCCTGTCCGGAAGACTGGCGATAAAGATTATTGCAGAGCCACCGGATAAGCGGCGTCGTGACCTGGACAATATCCTGAAAGCACCACTGGATGCACTGACACATGCGGGGTTGCTTATCGACGACGAGCAGTTTGATGAAACCAATATTGTGCGCGGACTGCCTGTTCCTGGTGGTCGGTTGGGGATAAAAATCACAGAGCTGGAGTGTGCATGAATAACCAGTATTTACAGTTTGTTCGTGAGCAGCTCATTATCGCCACCGCTGATTTGAGTGGGGCGACAAAAGGTCAGCTTGAAGCCTGGCAGGAGAATGCCATGTTCGATACAGGGCGTTACAGGCGTAAAAAAATCCGGTACCGCGATGAGGTGACCGGAAAAATGATAACGCGGGATAATCCACCAATCCCGGGAAAACAATCACTGGCGAAGGGGGCGTCAATTCCTCTGGTCAGTCAGGTTGCGTTTTCGACATCATCGTGGCGGCGGGCTGTTCTGTCTCTTGAAGAGCACCATAAAGCCTGGTTGTTGTGGTGTTACAGCGGAAGTATTTGCTGGGAGTATCAGATCACCATAACCCACTGGGCGTGGGAAGAGTTTAAGGCTCATTCTGGCACTAGGAAAATTGCAGAGAAAACACAGGAACGCCTGAAAAAATTAATCTGGCTGGCGGCGCAGGCGGTAAAAGCAGAACTTTTTGGTGGGGAAGGTTATGAATATCAGGAGCTGGCATTACTGGCGGGAGTAACAACCAAAAACTGGTCCAAAACATTTACTGGTCACTGGGTTGTAATGAAACACATTTTTCACCGACTGGATAGTGAGGCTTTATTGTTTGTGATGAGAACACGTTCAGAACAAAAAGCGGCATTTTCAAAGCAAAGTATTGCAAAAGTAGATTAAAAGGCATATATTTCATGCAAATCTGATACTTTGCCGATTTTGTACGCGATGGCAAAGTAAGCAAAACCCGCCGCCGAGCGGTTTTTTTATGCCTGAAAAATGGCACAGGACGTTAAACGTGCTGGTGGTCAGATGAGTTTGCAGATGTGATGACATATGGTTATTATTCTGCCTCCGGCCCTTTAGCTCAGTTGGTCAGAGCGAGCGACTCATAATCGCCAGGTCGCTGGTTCAAGTCCAGCAAGGGCCACCAACCACCACTAGCTCATCCGGATAGAGCATCAACCTTCTAAGTTGACGGTGCGAGGTTCGAGTCCTCGGTGGTGGGCCAGCGCCGACTTAGCTCAGCAGGCAGAGCAACTGACTTGTAATCAGTAGGTCACCAGTTCGATTCCGGTAGTCGGCACCATATGCGGGCATCGTATAATGGCTATTACCTCAGCCTTCCAAGCTGATGATGCGGGTTCGATTCCCGCTGCCCGCTCCAGCGAGATTTGAGACGAAGGTTGTTATTTGCACTGACACAATATTGTGTGGGAATGTCTGACTCCTTACCATCTCCTGTTCTGTGATGTTGTTTTGTTGCAGTTCCAGTGCTCTTTTTTCAGCACCAGAATGGTGCATTGTCGGTCAGGTTACGTAGTGAACCTCTGGCAGGGGACTGATGATTCATCATTCTGGTGTTGTAAATATCTCTTCGGACAACTTACAAAATATTCTAAGAAAACCCCGGGAACACACTCTTAACTGCCTTGACTAGCGGTTTTTTGTACAGCGCTCGGTATGTGTGAGCTGGAAATCAGATTTTGCATGGACTGGAATCATGCTGTTATTTAGGGGCGAAGAACTGGCTTTTTCTTCCGCCTTCTCACCAGTAACGATTAGAAAAATAATGAAATGCCCCCTCCGGGGAGGAGGGCCGTAGAAAAAAGGACCCGCCAGCAAAAACATTGGGGATGAACAGCTTTCGCTACTCAGATTGCTGGCGGGTAAAGTTCCTCATGAATTAAGAATGCTACGCGATCTTTTTTAATGGAAATGAAAATTATTGTCAATTAGTCGTGCGTGTTTTTTCATACAATATTGGTAAAGGTGATTCAGGTCATCAGAGTTTTGCTGATGGCCTTTTTCTTTCCGATAGCACAGGTCTGTCGGGGGGTGTCCCTATTAAGTTGTCAAGCATGTTATGACCCCTGCGGGGTATAAAAAGTCCCGTCGCGCATCATGGCGAACAGAACGTCGCAGCGTCGTCTCGCCAGGGCGATAAGCGCCTGATTGTGTCGTTTTCCCTGACTCATTTTGCGGGTGTAGTAAGCCCTGGAGAGCGGATCCCTGAGCGCGGCGAAGGCCGACAGGAACAACGCCCGTTTGAGAGCTTTATTACCCCGTCGCGAGGGATGCTCACCGCGTATTGACGAGCCGGATCGCCGAGTTACCGGCGCAAGGCCAGCATAAGCAGCGAGATGTGCGGCAGAGGCGAAGGCGCGGCAGGCGACCTCGGTGAGGAGTCTGGCTGCGGTCCTGACACCGACTCCGGGCATACTGGTCAGGACCGGGTAAAGAGGGTGAGCAAGAACTCGCTGTTCTACCTCAAGCGCCACCTCGTCTCTTTGCTTACGCAGCGTGATGAGCTGGAGTGCCAGACGTGGCAGTACTACGGCAGCGGCATTAGTGCCGGGAACGACGACGGTTTGTTCGGCCAGTGCCTGAGCTATGTCTGCTGCAAGGCGTTTACCCAGACGAGGCGCAAGTTTGCAGAGCTGGGCTGCCAGCTTCTTCTCACCCAGCGAAGCGAGTTTTTCTGGTGAGGGATATCGCTGGAGAAGATCGAGTACCGCCGGGTGCTCAAGTCTCGGACCGAGAACGCGCTCCAGTGCCGGATGTATCAGGGTCAGAAGGCCGCGGATACGGTTGCTGGCCTGCGTTGTCTGTGCGGCAAGATCATCATCGAAGCCGCAGAGCATGGAGAGTTCGGCGATTTGCTCGTCAGCCAGTTTCAGCGTGCGTAGCGCGTGAGGCAGGGTACGGGCAGCTTCGGCAATGATGGCAGCGTCACGAGCATCAGTTTTAGCTTCACCGGCGTGTAAGTCGGCTATGCGGCGCATGGCCAGTCCAGGGAGGTATCCGACAAGGACTCCTTCTGAGCGGGCAACGGCGACAGGTAACGCACCGATGGTAGCTGGCTGATCAACAACCAGCAGTATCTGACCATGTTGTTTCAGGTCAGATATTAGCGACCTGAGTTTGTTTTCGTCGTTGGGTAATGCTTTATCGAACAGGCGTTTACCTGAACGATTAATGGCAACAGCGTGATGCGTATCTTTACCGACATCAACGCCGATAAAGACCTGGACGGATTCGCAATCGCTGGATTCGGTCATTCTGTCTCCCTTGTATATGGGTTAACCAGATAACCACGGGGAGCAGGTACCGGCATCCACGTTACAGACGGTCCCGGCAAAAGTGCCTGACCTGACCCCTATTAGCGGTTACCAGCGCCCCTCCAGACCCGGTGACATCACCCCCCGGATCATGGACGACTGGGGGCAGTAATCATGCCGGGTCTGGCTGGCTAACACCCCATTATAAGGGGTACGAATAAAGTAACGGCGGGCTCCCGTTTTTATTCGGACAGGAACAGATATGGCAAAGAAAGACGATAACCTGAAACGTCTGAGAGAACTGGCAGCATCGCTGGGACGTGAGCCGGATATCTCGGGAAGCGCAGCAGATATTGCGCAGCGTGTGGCTGAGCTGGAGGAGGAACTTGCCAATATGGATGACACTGACATCCGGGATAAGTCTGCCCACCCGGAAAATGCGCTGACCGGATATGAAAATGAGGTGATATCAGCGCAGCCGGAGACCGTGATTCAGAATATGGATGATCTGGTTACAGTCGTGGCACTGGTGACGCTGCATACCGATGCACTTCATGCCACGCGGGATGAACCTCTGGCATTTGTGCCGCCGGGAATGGCGTTCCGTGTCTCTGCCGGTGTGGCAGCCGGAATGACAGAACGTGGCCTGGCCAGAATGCAATAACGGGAGGCAGCGTGGCTGATTTCGATAATCTGTTTGATGTTGCACTTGATCTCGCAGACAAGGCCATTATTCGCAATATGGGGATTAGAGCGGTCATTACGTCAGGCCGGCTAAAAGGGATCATGATTTCCGGGGTTTTTGATGATCCTGAAAATATTTCTCTGGTGGCCGGCGGTGTGCGTATTGAAGACTCTTTACCATCCCTGTTTGTGAAAACAGCAGATATTTTACGGCTGTGTCGCAATGATTCGCTGATGATTGGTCGTGAGTCTTTCTGTGTGGATCGTATCACCCCTGATGATGGCGGATGTAGTTATATCCGGTTGCGGCGTGAGGGGCTGCCGGGAAACGTAAGGGCAGGACGATATTATGAAGGGGCTTGAGAATGCCATCCGCAATCTGAACAGCCTTGATACCCGTATGGTGCCACAGGCCAGCGCATGGGCGATAAACCGTGTGGCACAGAAAGCGGTCTCGGTTGCCACCCGGCAGGTTGCCGGGAATACCGTTGCGGGCGATAACCAGGTGAAAGGGATCCCCCTGAAACTGGTACGTCAGCGTGTCCGGGTGTTTAATGAGGTGTACTGGCAATAGCGGACACTACCATTTGTTCTTTTTTCAAGCAGCCATCTGATGATATTTTTCCCTGAAGGCTGCCGGGGAGATATTCCCCAGACGAGAGTGACGACGCTGACGATTGTAGAAAATCTCAATGTATTCCCGTATTACTGAGATGGCTTCATCCCGGTTATTAAAACGATAGTGGCTCAGGCTCTCATTTTTCAGCGTTCCCCAGAAGCTTTCCATCGGAGCGTTGTCGTAACAGTTACCTTTACGCGACATTGATGTTTTCAGACCAAACTGCTCCTGTATGACCCGGTAATCGTATGCGCAGTACTGTGAACCTCGATCTGAAGTGGCACACTGAATTTGGCCACCTGAACAGAGGTGATATGCTCACCTCAGAACAACACAGGTGCTCCAATGAAAAAAGAAATTTTAGCGCAGAGTTTAAACGCGAATCCGCTCAACTGGTTGTTGACCAGAAATACACGGTGGCAGATGCCGCCAAAGCTATGGATGTTGGCCTTTCCACAATGACAAGATGGGTCAAACAACTGCGTGATGAGCGTCAGGGCAAAACACCAAAAGCCTCCCCCATTACCCCGGAACAAATTGAAATCCGTGAGCTCAGGAAAAAGCTACAACGCATTGAAATGGAGAATGAAATATTAAAAAAAGGCTACCGCGCTCTTGATGTCAGACTCCCTGAACAGTTCTCGATAATCGGGAAACTCAGAGCGCATTATCCTGTGGTCACACTCTGCCATGTGTTCGGGGTTCATCGCAGCAGCTACAGATACTGGAAAAACCGTCCTGAAAAACCAGACGGCAGACGGGCTGTATTACGTAGTCAGGTACTTGAGCTACATGGCATCAGCCACGGTTCGGCCGGAGCAAGAAGCATCGCCACAATGGCAACCCGGAGAGGCTACCAGATGGGACGCTGGCTTGCTGGCAGGCTCATGAAAGAGCTGGGGCTGGTCAGCTGTCAGCAGCCGACTCACCGGTATAAACGTGGTGGTCATGAACAT